AAAACACATAACAATCCACCATACGTATGCAACGCTTTATGCACGGGGTCTTTTAACAGCGTCATTACATTCTTACTAGGCTTAACAATAACGCTGTTGTATTTCTTAAATATAAAAAACCATAAACTTCTTACATGTGGGTCTTCCGCCGTATCAGAAGTATTGTGGTGTACGTAATGTAAATGCACCCAAGATATTGAACTCCCTTGAAATGCTAATGTTCCACATATCGTAAACAAGTACTCCCAAAATTTATTGCATGAATAAGACCTATGTGTAAATAACTGATGAAACCCGGCAGTTACAGATATATTAAATACAGAGTACACAATAAACGACAAACTTATCCACCATAATGACTCCCCGCTGGATAGCATGTAAACCCCATGCGCTGAAAACAATAGCGCAACAATATTTATAATAGTTTGCCAGTTAGGGGTTATAACAAATAAATTTTTATCCATTGTAAAAATGTTTAACTACTTCTTCGTATGGGGTAGATACAAAAGAAACAGTAACCGCCTTTCTAATATGAGGTGGGGATAGCAAAACAGCATGTGGCTTTGATACATCTATTAACCAACATTCTCCATCACTCGCAATAAAACTTGATACCTCTTCCACCTTCCCAGCTTTGTACTCATAATAAATAGTACGTTCTGCATGAGTATTGATGTAGATGTTTAAACAGCACTTTCTGCCTATATCAACATGCGGTGCTAACATCGTAGACTCATTACTACTTGTCGGGGTTACCGTTAATAATTTAACGGTAGGGTTCTCTACAGCAAGCAAACTACTAGGCAACTGTTCATACACTATTTCTTTAATACGCTCTTCAACTTTATACAATATATTAGGCACTGATATAAAGTCTTGTTTCTTTTTTAGCGCCAAACCATATTTCTGAGGAATTTTGTATTCTTCTATAACGTCAGACGGATTTAAATTAAATAGAATTTTATCTAACTCAAAACGCTTATTAGTTTTTAAAAATAAGTCCATAGCAATCGCTAACAGCCGTGGCAATTTTATCTTCATTAACTACTTTAATCTGCTTCATGCTTGGTACAGTTGTGTTGTCAACAGTTAGTAACCCTTCCGCAAGAAATAATTTAATACCTTTAGGTAGCGTAGTTGACTTACCAGCTTCTAATTTAAAAACTTCTAGCGGAGGTAAAAGTTTATCTTTATTTGCTGCGTAGGTATTAAAGCATAAAAAATCGCCAGATTCCAAAAACTTAGCGTCGTAAGACCCAACTGGTAATCCTTGTTCTAAAGAACAATACCCACGACTAAACGTGTGTGTTTCTCCAGTTTCTTTATTTTTATACTCATGTTTACCACTTAATATATAAAAAATATATTGCTTTCCTGTATTACCTGATTTGCCGTGATCAGTAGGAGTAGTTTGTTGTGAGACAACCATAACATTATTTGTCATAAGGTCATCATTAAGCGTTTCTCCAGCTAACATATATGTTCTAAAAATGACATAACCAAATGCGGGGTGTGGTTTTGAAATCATATTGGCTCTCCAAAAACATAATACTCAAGTTCAGGAGCTGGCGGAATTAAATCAGAAATATTATATTCAATCTCTTGTCCAACCAATGCTTTGTACTCAGCAATTTTTGCAGGGTTGGCTATAAACGCTTCTTTCTTAGCTTGTTGTTCTACTTGCCACATACCTGAAACCGCAATATTTTTCTTTAAAGTATCAATGTCAGTTACATCAGGCCACATGGTTAGTGGTTGATACGCTAAAGAAGGGTACGATTCTGGGTTTTGAAACGCAGTGTCATCAGAAGCAAAAGCAACCAATAAAGAATTCGATTCTTCATCGTACCCAGTAATTTTCATTTTTAAAGTATTCATGTTTTCCTCTTTAAGCTACATTACCTTGACGTGTTCCTGTTACAGGCCATGTTACAAATGGATTCCCAACAATATAATTACCCGTTGCGCCACCACCACCGCCAGCACCGCTGGAAGGTGATCCAGCCGTACCCCCTGCGCCTCGACCACCGCCCGCACCGCCGGGACCAGCACCACCGCCAGGTCTTACACCACCACCAGCGCCACCTGCCGGACTAGTTCCCGCACTACCCACAAGGCCGCTAAAACCCGGTGCGGGGCCGCTACCAGTACCTCCAGCACCGCCAGCTCCTCCATTAAATCCAGCACCGCCGCCACCACCGCCACCGCCATACGTAGCAGGAGGAGATTTAGGGCTAACAAATACAGAGGAATAACTACCGCCACCGCCACCGCCACCACCACTAGCTACTACTCCATTGTTTGTGATGGTTGTTGGACGATTAACATAAATAGCATTACCGCCAACTGAACCCGGTATTCCGTTACCACCACTACCACCAGCACCACCAGCACCGCCCATGCCTTGAATAACGCCGTTGTTCACAATAGTTACGTTATCCGTCGGGCTAAATGCAGATGGAACAAGTAAAGCATAAGTAGGTGTAGATGTACTACCAACTGTTACGCCGGGGTTTACTGTAACAGTAACGTCTGTTGAACCCGCTACATAAGTTGGACCACGGTTAGCATAAACGTCGTAGTTATATGTGTTAGCGGCGATGGTTAACGCAACCGTATTCCTATTAGCCGAGCCATAAAAATTGCCTATAGCAATCTGCCCCGATGTGGGAATTGCTGCGTTAGTTGGCGTGTTTGGAACTAAGCCACCACCACGATAATACTCACTGAGGGAATGAGGAACCGTACCACCAAATTCAGTAGCAATTGTGGTCATTGATATAGCTGTACCGGGGCCGGGAATTGGCATTTTTATATCTCCTATACCGAACCAAATGCAGTTACATCACCAAGCGCTGTGAAATTACCCGATGCGTCTAATTTGGCAATGTTGGTTGATCCATTTTTAAAATACAGTACGCCACCAACCTCAGTAATTGTGAAGTTGGTTGTCGCAATAGTACCTGAACCTGCCGCTACATTACCTGTCAAATTTCCTGTTACGTTACCCGCAACATTACCCGTAACATTGCCCGTAACATTACCCGTAAGTGGACCAGAAAATGCTGTTGCAGAAGCCGTACCTCCAACAGAAAAATTACCCGCTATATGATTTATCTGTTCAACTATGTTGGTACCGTCAGAGCGAAGTAGTACTGTTTTGCCGGTAGGAATGGCTACGCCTGTACCTGCTGCTGTGGTATTACCAATAACGGTCGAGCAATACACGGTTGCCGTATAGCCGGATGGGTTTGTCACTACATACAGTTTAGTTACTGGCGGTACGTAAACAGCAAAGTTTGCTGTTGTGGTTGTAGTTAAACTAATTGCCGCACACCTTGCTTGGTCAGACGCTCCATTTAAAGCGGTTAACGCTTGGTTTGCGCTTGTTACAGACACCGACGCCAAGGCTGATATAGCGTCTTCAATAACGGTACCGAGGTTACTATTAGTAGTTATACCCCACGTACCGGACTGCTCGCCGGTAGCAATTAGCTCAATACGCAAATCGGGTGAATATGTACTCGGCATAGCTATTCCTTTATTGGCGCTTAAGCGCCTCGACTTCAGCGCGAAGTTCTGCAATTGCAGCAAACGCTAACGCGCACATTTTTTCGTAGTCAACTGCTAAAGTACCGTCTTCCCGCGTCTTTACTGCTTCAGGCAAATGAGGCTTAACATCCTGCGCAATTACACCGAAGTCGGCTTTCTGTACAAAGTATCCATCCTCACCGCCGTGCTGCTTAATGTAGTCGTCAGTCCAATCGAACAACTTACCGCCAATAGCACATGCTTTATTTAACGCATCTGGAATATCACGTATGTTTTCTTTGAGAGTTCGATCAGAGGAGTAAAACGCAGTGACGTTATTAGTAGCTCGGATTTCACCGGTAGTGCCTGATGCAGCAGTACCAACACCAAATGAGCCAAACTGAACGCTAGACGCAGTACCAAGGTCTTGGGGGGTGGAAAGTGTAATTGACCCAGCACCGTTTGTTACAACTACTTGATTAGCTGTCCCGGTGAGCGTAGCCTTTGCAAGGGTGTTGCCCGTTGTGTTTCCGATTAAAAGCTGACCATTAGTGTAAGTGGTCTGTCCAGTACCGCCGTTAGCAACTGGCAAGGTCCCGGTTACACCTGTAGTAAGTGGAAGCCCCGTTGCACTGGTCAATGTGCCGGAAGAAGGTGTACCTAAATCCCCACCATTAACGACAAACGCGCCAGCAGTGCCGGTGTTTACCCCCAGTGCTGTTGCAACACCTGTACCAAAACTTGTGATGCCTGTACCACCATTCGCTACAGGGAGTGTTCCGTCTACATGCGTAGCTAAACCAATCTTCCCCCAGCTTGGAGCCGCAGCGACGCCGCCTGAGATCAAAGCATTTCCAACTGCAACGTCAGCCAGCTTAGCTAGTGTCGTAGTGGTATCCGCATAAAGGATGTCGCCTATTGTGTACGATGTTTGACCTGTACCACCATAATTTGCCGCAATCGCTGTAGCGTTCCACGTACCAGCAGTTAGGGTACCTACACCTGTCACACCAGTATATGACCCTGATAAACGCGAAGTTCCTAAAGTGCCTGAACTAATATTGCTTGCGTTCGTTGTGTCTGTTGTAGCCGATGCAGCCAAGCCAGAAACAGCCCCTGACGCTATAGCAATTGCTGTATTAGTAACGGTTGTTAACT